CTTGCCCGAGGTCTTGTCCCAGATCTCGTACACCTCGGCGCGCTTGAAGGCGTCACCGTAGTCGGCCAGTTCTTGCGTCGTGATGGTGGAGACGGAACGGGTAAGCGCACACGCCTTGCCCTTCGTCTCTCCAAAGCGCTCCACCAGTTGGTCGCGGGTGAGCTGTTCCCGCTTCCACACCGCACGGACCTTGCCCCAGTTCGGAGCCGGGGTGTGGCCGAAGTCATGCCAGTTGATGTGCTCCTGCTTGACGCACTCGGCTACGACTGGACGGTAAGGATCGCCGTCGTGGATGAACGGCTTATCGTCGTCGTCAAACTCTACCTTGGCATCATCAGCGAGCGCTGATCCATCCGGCATGGTGTAGGTGCCCGGTGCCTCAGAATCGTTTTCACTATCTGGAGCTACCATGCCGCCGGGCGCGACCGATCGTGCGTCACTCGACGCATTCGTATCCTGCAGAAATATCTGCTCGCGGGTTTCCTCGCCGTAGGTCGGGACGTACCTGTTCCACACCTGACCGCGGGCGCCGAGCAGGTAGTCATCCCGCGCCGACCGCATGGCGTCATCGAAGCCGCCGGTCTTCAGTTCCTGCCGTGCGCCACGCTCAAGGATTACAGCCGCAGCACGCGCTGCCGGATCACGGTCCTTATGCGTTCGGGTGATGTCCGCCTTGGGTGTGCGACTGTAAAGGGCGGGCTGGAGGGTCTGGACGTTGCTCCAGAGGATGTTGAACGTCTTGGTCGAGGCTGAACTGAGCAGCCCGTCGTTGCTGGTGACGGCCTCGTTACGGTAGCGCTTGTGGACGGCCTCGACGCGCGTTATCCAGTTCTCGAAGGTCCGGTCGTAGGCTTTGATCTCGACAAGCCATTGGCCAACCGTGCCACGGGGCGGCTCGCCGAAGTCCTTCTTGGATTCGACGGAGCCGGCAGGCTGATCAGCCATTAGACGACGCGAACCATTCCAACGTGGCCGTCAACAATCACCGGCCAATACCGCGGATAGACCGTAAGCAGCAGAGCGCGCTTGGCCGATTTCACCATTGCTGCCTCTGCTCTTTCTCTTGGTCTTCCCACAGCTTGTCCAAGGTCAGGGCCTCGATGCCCGCCAATGGCTTCGGCGTGGTGTCCGGCAGCGCCTTGCCGCTCGACATGCGATCAAGAAGCTGGCCCACGAGTCCGAGCGCATCCACCTGGTCGTCGTGCTTGCCGGCGGGGAACGTCAGCAACTCGCGCTGCAACTCAGCGAACCACGGCGCCGTCATGCGGACGTACAGCCCCTCCAAGGCCATGCGGCCCCGGATGGACTGAGCACGAACCGCCTTGTCGCCCCGTGTCGGGAACTGCTCCCGGTACACGTAGGCTTTGCGCTCCCGCATCCGCTTTTCGAGGAACGGCCCGACGCCAGCCCTGATCTGGCCGGTCTCCTCGGCCCATGCCATCGGCTTCCATTCCTTCACCAGATCGCAGAACGCCTCGATCCAGGTGTCCGATGCAGCCTGTCCCCGCCACAGGTCGAGCAGATACATGCGGCCGGCGGGGTCGATCCCCACCACGATGTGGACGGTGTAGTCTCCGCCATCGGCCGTGACGGCATAGTCGGAGCCGCCGTAGATGCGCATTTCGCGCTTGTCGGGTTCGATCTTGTAAGGCTTCAGCCAGTCGGCCTTGAAGTAGTCGCCCTCGTCGGGGGTTGGCTTCTGCTGGTAGAGGGCGGACCAGAACCGCGGCAGCGTGTTGCGCTTGATGCGCTCCAGCGCCTCGATCGGGTAAGCGGCGCCCCAGAGCGGTTCGCCATCAACGCTGATGGCTGGCAGTTCGACCACATGCCACTTGTCGCCACCCGCCGCCTGCTGTTGCAGGAGCATGCCCGACAGGTCTTCCTCGTGCATGCGATGGTTGATGAGAACTATCGCGCCGTTGGGCTGCAGACGATTGTAAGCTGTGCCGGTGTACCAGTCGTAGACGGTCTTCCGTGTCGTTTCGCTCAGGGCCTCCGCCATGTTGGCAAAGGGATCATCGATCAGCAGCACGTCCGCGCCACGACCCATGACCTGACCGCCAATGCCGAGAGTGTAGTAAATCCCGCCGGCCTGAGTGTGCCACTTGTTCTTGGCCTGACTGTCCTCGGCCAGCTTGGTGTCGAACAACGCCCGGTATTCCTCGCTCAGGATCAGGTTGCGAACGTCGCGACCGAAATCCTCGGCCAGCGGCGCGGAGGCTGACACCGAAATCAGTTGCCGATCAGGTCTACGGCCAAGGTAGAATGCCGGGAAGCGGCGCGAGGCCAGTTCGGACTTGCCGTGCCGTGGCGGCATCAGGAGCATCAGGCGATCGATCTCGCCACGCTCTACCGCTTCCAGCTTCTCGGCAACCAGCCTGTGATGCGGTGCGGGCCGGTACTTGGGGAAGGTAAATTCAGTGAACGCTATCAGGCTCTCCGCCGCGTCCATTCGCCTTAGCAGCTCGGCCGCTGCCCGCTTTGGCGTCATTGAGGAACGCGACCAGTTCGTCCCGGCCCCAGTCGGTTGGACTGCGCTTGTCGTCAATGGTCAGACTCTTGTGCTCGACGTAATGGCCGTAGAGCTTGCCCAAACTCTCGGCAGCACGGACAGCCGCCCCAACCTGCGAAAGCTCACGGGCAAGCGTGCGATCCGCCCTGAGCATGTCCGCGATGGTTTCGCGGGTTACATCGGCCTTGAGGGCTGATTTGTTGAGGAGTTCGGCCACCCTGGCCTTGACGTTCACATTTGTTGACAGGCGCGACGCAGCCGGACGGCTTTGTTTGTATCCGGCCTGCTGGTACGCTTCATCGGCGGTCTTGCCGGCGGCTAGGGCTTGGGCAAACCGTTCATGACGGGCGTTAGACAGGATCGGCATCAGGCGGCGGAGTGTTCAGGAACGCGACCAGATCAGCACCGGGCGGCGCCACCATCTTCAGACACCCGAACGGCCGCCACGGCTTGCCCAGTGTCTTCTCGGACCAGCCGCCGGTTTTCTTGCGGGCGAGCTCGTGTTGCAGGGCGGCCTTGGTGGTGTAGATGCCCACTGCGCCGCCGATCATCAGGTCGGCTTCGGTGTAGGGTTCGTCCTGCTCTTTCCGAGGCGGAGGGGCGATTGGTTCACCGATGCGGTAGTCCGGGAGCACTGAGAGAAATTCCATGTCGACCGCGTCGAGGGGTATCCGCAGGTTGGTGACGTGGCGATAGAGCATGGGGCTCGCCTCAAACGCAAAACCCGCCGCGGTTGGAACCGGAGCGGGCTGGCACGGCAGTCGGCAAAACAAAATGTTGGAAAGTGACGTAGATATGCGCCGAGCCGTCGATGGCGTCAAGAGTCCCTCTTGCGTTGGCCGTCCCAGAACCAGCGCAGCCGATCCAAGCCGTCGATGAGCATTTCCACCGCGACAGCCCGCGCCTGAGCCTTGTCGATGCGGCCTGAGATGATGATCCCTACCTGTGTCGGGTCTTTCTCCTCCAGCACGATCGCCCGCGTGACAATGGCGATGCGGTCGCCGCCAAGCTTTTCTTCGGCGTCGCGGAAATGGCTCCGGTGGCTCTCGACACGCTCCTGGCTCGGCGCGATCGAGTACGGATCGTTCGATGTCCCGATATGCGGCTTGCGGTAGTCGCGCGAGCCGAGCGGAAACGAGCGGCCGTGGAACCAATGCCGGTAGTAACGCTCGCCGGCGGCGAAGCGCTGATTGGCGGCGTGTATCTTCTCTTTGCTGCCATTGCCGAAAGCGCCTGCATTGAACAGGCGTCGGAGAGGCCAGTCCGTCAGTCGTTGCGGTTCCCAGGTACGGCCCCGTTCATCCGTGGTCGCGATGGAGTCGAACTTGGCTTCCGTCTTGGCCATGCGTTCAGGCGTTGCCGACAGATGATCCCGCCGGCCACGCTCATGGGCGATCCGGACGAACTCGCGCGATTCCTTCTTCGGCGGGGCTACCACCGCTTCGGCGGCATGAACCGCCGCGCCAATCCTGTCCGCAATAAGCGTTGCCGGTGCTATCATGC